CTTCAACTAGTTTTGTAACATCAAGACCAGTTAATATAATGTCCTTTACTTCTGCTGCTGCCATTTAAACACCTGTAATTTTACAGATTGCGTCTGGGTTGGTAACTTGTAGTTGTCCAACTTCAAATGCTCTAATTGTCTGCTTAATTCCTGGGTCATCAATTGTGTTCACTGTAAGTGGTGCTACCTGTTTCCATGTGCAAGCCTCCTTACCAATAACAATTTGAGCTCCGCCCTCTGTTACCGTATTTGAACTAATAATTGTTAGACCAAGTAGTTTACCAATAACACCATTTCTAGTTACGTCATCTGTGTAAAACTGACCAGCGTTTCTAACGTTAGCGTTTCCAAGTAGTTGACTTAGATTTGTTGGATGCACTAGTAAAAAACCATTTGTGTCTGCATCATAGTTATCAATTGAAATCAGTGCTTTTGCATTCAAGATATCCTGAATTGGATCTCTGTCTGCAATTGTTGCATTATCCCATGTAGCATTAGCTGCCTGTTCATTACCAGCTTGTGCTACTATACCTGTTGAAATAACTGAGTCAACGCTTTTTGTAACAGCTCTTGCAATTCTAAGTAATGTCCTTGCAATGACTGGAACGTTATCCATCTTAATATCTTCATATGAAATAACTGCTTCCATAGCGTGTTTAATATTTACGCCTGATGTTTTTGTCCAACTAACTTCACCGTATGGGAATTTAGCTAATCTTGGAACACCTTTAACTGATGCTGTTGCACCGCCTTCAAGGTCTGATGCTGTCTCTATATAGTATGTTTCTGTCCATGCACTTGAATTCTCAATCATGCATAGCTGCTTCATTTTATATTCCTGAAGCGCAAAACCTTTAACTATTCTGTCAAAGCTTTCTGCTCTAATATCTTGTTCTCCTGTTGTATCTGCCATCTTACTTCATTATCCTCACTGCAATAACTTCTGATCCAGTTGCTGCTTCTAAAGCTAGACCAACTGTCTCAGCTGCTGCATTTACACCTGCTTCATCTTGTGTTGCAATTGTGTTAACGCCACCTAGTTTAACCATATCACCTAATGTTATACCTGCCCCTTCATCTGTAAGGTCAAAAATTCCATTAGTATATACTGCTAGTGCTGTTATGCCGTCACTTGCAACCTTTTCAGTTGTTGCTATTCCTACAAAAATTTGTCCCTGTGCTGAACTAATTGTTGCTTCTCTGTCTCCTGATAGGTACATCAGGCTACCTTTTGGTATTAGTACGCCGTCTGCTACTGTATACCTTACGGGATCTCCCGCATTGCCTAGTAATTCTATAATTACTGCTTCATATGCCATTCTTTATTCTCCAACTGGAAATAGTCTTTCACCATATCCAGTTCCTTTTAGCAAGTTCCTTGCTGAATCTACAGATTGTTCTTCTTCTGTCTTTTCTTTATTTGGGATACCTGCTTCTGTTTCCCCTGCAATAATTGCATGAGTATTAATTTCCTCTTGTCTTTGCAAGAGTTCTTCTGTTTTTCTATTTGCTTCTTCTAATCTTTCTGTTAATACTTTCATATCTTCAAAAGATTTTTTTTCTTCTTTATCCTTATTCATTGTATATACCTCTATCAATATTTTCCTGTTCTATTGAAGTTAATTCATTATACATTTTTCCGTATCTCTGCATAGATGCACTATCCTTTTGACTAAAACTATTTTCTTCCGGTTTATCTTTTTCTTCTAAAGATTCTCCCTCTACCGGTATATCAGAAACTCCCTCCTGAACTTGTCCGGTATCATCAGATTCAATATATTCTCCACCAGTATTTAGTAGTCCAAAATTCAGTGTACTAGGTCCTACTGAATATCCGCCAGCTTCACCACCGGATACACCACCACTCTGTCCAGCAAATCTTGCAAAAGCTTGGTCATATAATTTCAACGTTCCAGAAAATGAATTTGCTGAATCTTGTATGAATGCAATAACTTCCGGATCATTAATAAATTCCTCATCAGTCATTGCTAATTTCTTCCTCATGAGTCTTTCATCATCAGTATTAAGTGCATTACTTATCTCAGTCATTATACTTTCAGTTTCAGTTTTACTCCAATCTGCTTGAGATTCAGCTCTTGCAAATGCTTCAACTGTACGTGTACTCCAATTTTCAGGATCTAATGCAAACTCTTTAATATCTGAATCATTTAATATTTCTTCTGAAGTCATTTCATCTATTTCACTCATAAATCTTTCATCCAATTTATTACGTAATTCATCTCCTGCCTGTTTTTCAACCATAGATTCTCTAAGTTTATCACCAGCACTTTTTGTACTATCAATAAAACTTTTCTTCTGTGTAGCAGCTGTCCAAGGTGATGCCCATATTTCATTTCCATCTTCATATAATTCAGTAGCTTCATCCATTAAATCTTGAATCTCATCACCACGTTCAATATCTCCATCTTTATAGAAATCATCTCTCCTATATGAAAGCGTCTGAATTGTATCACCGTATGAATTTTTTCTATCCATTCCAGACCATATGCTCATACCAATAATAGCAGTTCCAACACCAGTAGATGTTGTACCAAGTCCAAGTAATATCTTCCATTTACTAGGACTAATTCTTTTAGCTGAAGATATAATCATATCATTAATTAATTTTGCCTCTAAATCATTCTTTATCAATCTACCAGAAGGAGTTTTAGTACCAACTTTAACTAATCCACCAGCCGCATCAATTCTTGTACCAGCCTTCTCTGCATCTGTTAAAATCTTTTTAGTATTTAATTTACTCTTTAAAAATTTCAAAGAATCTTTACTTTTAGCTAATATAGATTTACTTTCTCCTTCAATTCCAGTTTTAATTCCAGTTTTACCAAGACCTAATCTTCCTGCAAACATTGCATCTAATACTACTTCCCAAGTAGTACCATCCTCTCTTGCCATCTTCTGAAAGAAATTTTCCTCATGTATTGTATATTTTCCATCCAATACATTCTGTTCCATTTCTGAACCCACTTTCAATTTACCAGAAAGAATACTATCAACTTGCTCCTGACGTAAATTTAAAGTAGGAGTAGTAGGTCCTAAATCTGTATAAGGATCATACTGCTCTTTTGGTGTTGCCAATTTTTCAGTATATGGATCAATCCTTCTTATATCATCATTGCTTCTGCTACTAGTACTTTTTGCCGGGTCTGACAATGATTCATAAATCTGCTCCTGTGTTGCTTTTGCTCCACCTGTTGCTGTTTTTAATCTTTCAGCTGCAGCAATAGTTGGTCCAGCTTGAAACGTTTTAACTGATGGTGTTGGATCTCTTGATGATGAATAAGATGTTGTTGTTCCTGAAGTGAGGCGTGCTCTTGCAGCCTCTGCTTCCGGAGATTTATCACTTAATTTTATTTTTTTTGTTGCCATTTTATATCTGACCTCTCATTGCTGGTGGTTGTAAATTACTTGGCTGATTAAGTTGCTGGTCCTGTGAACCATCCTTCCTATCATCACTCAGTAAATTATTTTGAAGTGATGCTGGGAAATCTAACTGAATTTCTATATTCATCTGAGAAAGTATTTGCTCCTCAATGAATAGTTGCTCCTCTTCAATTGTCTGTTCAAATGCAAGGTATGCAATCTGAGCTGCCGTCTGTGTCAATTCCTGACTTCCACCAATTATAATCTGTGGCACTCCCACTGCTTGGAAGAAATACTGATTAAGTAATTGTATCCACGCCTTTGGATCTAATGTTCCATTTGCTGGAACTGTTGCCAACTCTGTTTCAACTGTACCCATTGGAATGAAAATGTCCTCACCCTCTCCTTTAGATGCAGCCACCTTTGCTTTAAATGTATTTATCTTTGAAGGAATGTCTGTGTCCAGTTTCCAAATTCTAACTGGGTAAATATTTCTATGCAGTAATCTCTTATAATCTGCCATAGCTTCATTTCTCATTAGTATAATATCTTCAACTGATTCAATAATACTAACTCCATGTATTTCATCTGCAATTCTATTCCTACATAAATGAAGAATGTTTTCAACTT